GATACTTCACCGGAACCGTCATCTTTGACGTTCCCGGATCCGCGACTTGAAACACCTAGCTTGACTCCGCTTTCCAGCATTGTTTTGATAAGTTGTCCCATAGGGGTTGGCAAAACTTTCAGTTTGCCGTAACCATTAGGACCGTCCATCCACATATTTGTTATCATGTGGCTGACTCGGTCCAGGTTAATTTTTAGATCATCTGGATGATCCACTTCTCCGAGAACTGAATAACCGTTTTGAATCTGATCGTTTAGGGTCTTGACAGCCTTGCCAATCTCATTCACAGGGTAAACACGCTGGTTAGCGTTGCGTATACCGCCCTGGATGCAAATCCCGGACATGTATAAACTTTTCCCGTCTTTGTCATCAGACTCAACGATCATTTTTGCTTCGTTGAAACTGAGATTCTCTCGGAGGTATAAAGACTTCATCTAGTATAGTCTCTGTATTATCTTACTTTAGAGCTGATTAAACTTTTCTTGTTATCAGCTGTTTCGCCCTTGCCTTTGCTTTCAGGACCGTGTCCAGGTTCTTTCTTCTTGAACGCTGTCTTGCCTGCATTGCCGCCTGGCTTGTTGATGTTGCCAAAGTTTTCTTCTTTAGTGCTTGGATTTAACAAGCCACCTTGTGTGCCGCCTTTCTCTGTGGAGAATGACTTGGCAATGTTGGCGCTTGAGCCGCCCATGTTGTTCTTACCAGCCACAGCTGAACGTGTGTTAACACCGTTGTCACCGTGCTTTGGCAAAGAAACTTTGTTTACATATTCATTTACATGGTGGTGAACGTGATGCATTTCTTGCACTTCTGGAGTATGTGTGCCCTTAACTTCACCTGTGCTAAAATTTGTACTACCACCTGGATATTCTGCAGTTAACTCACCTAGTTCAGTTTCTAGGTCGTCTTCACCGCCCATGTCACCCATGTCGTCGTCGCCCATGTCGTCGTCTTCTTCACCTTCTTGTGACAACAGTTGTTCAAATTCTGCTTTTAAGTCTTCTAGTGCGTCTTCTAGATCCATAACTCGATCTTCAATGTCGCCTTCTGGCTCTTCTTCGCCATCCATGTCGTCGGCTTCTTCGCCATCATCTTCACTGTCCATGTCATCTTCTTCACTGTCCATATCATCTTCTTCGTCGCCCATGGATTCATCTTCCGAATCACCCTCATCTTTGTCATCTTTCTTACCGTAAGGGTTGCCTTGGTCACTGCCAAAGTCAGACTCTAATAATTCTTCGTAGATTTCACGTGATTTTCCTACTACGATGTTGTGGAAAATTTCTTTAGCTGCTTGTTGATCATCATTGATCAAAGCTTCAAGCATTGCTTCAAATTGAGCGCGGTCAGTCATGTTAGTTCTCCTGTGGTTTTTTAATACAAGGCTGTAAGATATTTACACCTTTGCGTAAAAAGTGGGTAGATATAGGCCAAAAACAGTCAGTTTTTGCAATTAATTAAGCGGCAGGCGCTGCAGGTGGTGCAGCATACATTGCATTTATAAATTCTAGTTCGCTTTCCTGTTCTAAAATATGTGCTTCAGTACTTTTGCGCAATTCATTTATTTGTCTAAGTGTTAATCTTGTTTTGCGTGTGTCGCTCCGGTGTAACACATCGCTGTCACGTTTTGGCTCATAACGCAAGTCATTGGCCACGTGTCGAGTATCCGGATCGATATAAAATAGCTCTCTTAAAATCATAATGTATTTATGCAGTAGGCACTGGCGCAGGAGCTGCTGGTGCACCACCTGGTGGTGCTGCCTGTCCTGGTTCTCCAGGCGCACTGGTATCCATATCATCAGGCGCACTTAGGTCGCCTGCTGCATCTGCGTCACCTGCAATACCGCTGGCACTTAGGCCTGCACTACGCAATTCACCAGCGGCATCTGTGGTAGTTGGATGCCCTTTACCATTCTCTTCGCCCCACATGCGTTCGTTTTCTGCTACTTCTTCATCTGTCAAGCTCAAGAAGCGTTTCAATGCAAATCGCTTGGACACAAACGGCACAGCTTGAATAGTATTAAATGTGTTGATACGCTCTGCATCAATGCTGGCCTGCTTGCTACTGGCAAAGTTAAGTGGTGGATTAAACTGTAATTCAAACAAACTTGCGTCAATGTTCATGCCCTTGCTGTGCATGTACATCTTGAATTCTTCGTCAAAAACTGCGGTGATCAGTGCTTGTAAACGCTCACAATACTTGTTAAAACGCAGTTCTTGAATGTATGCAGTGCCCACACGGCCGTCATTGAAATTGCTTTGACTGTCGTCTTGTCCTGTGGGCAAGTAGCTGCTTGGTATGCGCAAACCGCGGAACAATTTGTTAGTAAAGTACTTTAAATCGTCAATTTCACCAATGTTCTTGCCACCCTCAAGCATGGTAACATCTGAACCTTTACCGTCTGCTGTCTTGGGGAAGAAATAATCTTCGTTGATTGAAAGTGGGTTATACGCACTGTCAATAACGTTCTGTCCACCGCCGGTTTGTGACGGAATACGACGTTGATGAATCTCGTTTTTAACACGTTCCACAAATGCCATGGCCAAGTGACTGGGCATGTTGCCCACATCAATGTGAAATACTCTGCGCTCTGGAGCACGTTGTATACGATAAATTAAGATGGCATCTTCTAATAATTCTTTTTGTTTGTAAACTTTGTAAATGTTTTCCAGCAAACTGTTGCCAAACGGATAGTTGTTGTCTAACCCTTCGCTTAGACTCAAATGAATGATGTGTTCAGCGTTGATTGCCTGTTCAGTTTGCTGTAATCCAAAACGATTGCTGCCACTGCCGCCGTTGCTGCTGGTTGATCCTGCGTATTGTTGCGGGCCACCAGCACCGCCTGGACCTGAATGACTACGGGGATTCACACTGGGTGTGATCTGTGTTGCCACTAGATTAACAAAGTTAGGAGCTAGGTCTTTGATCACAAACTGTTCAGGTTTCTTGCCTTCACTTTCATTCACAATCACCTTGACCACTTTGCTTGCGTCAATGTAACTCCATTTTTGATTTTCTGGATCACGAATAAAAAATGCATCACCATACTTGAATGTGTTGCGCACAATGCGGAAAATACGTGTGTCAAACTTTTGCAGTGTGTTCCATTGTTGCAAGTATTCACTTAGAATTTTAATTTCACTGTTGGTGGCTTTTTGACGCCATTTGATTGCAAATGGACTCTTGCCATCTTTCAATTTCTGTGTGCAAAACTCTGCTAAAATATCCAAAGCAGCATTGACTTCTGGATCACTGTCCATGACTTCATACTGTTGATAACGTTCAACACGATTGGGACTGCCGGAATAAACATCTGGCAAATAGCTGGAATAGTTAGTTCTGGCCGGGCCGGGGCGATTGCCGCTATTAAGTCCACTGATGGTACTTAATTGTCCGTTGACCTCAACGGGCGAGAAATACTTTTTCCACGTCATTCAATTATCCTTGTTATCCAAACTTGTTGCCCGACAAATTTTTTGTAGCTTTTACCTGTTGCTGAGTGGCTGTAGCTGTTTGCTGAGTATAAGTTAACATTTGTGCCATACTCTTATTTAAGTGTTCCAAGCTGGCATGCACTTCTTTTAGAGTGACTTCTCCAGTTGATTTAGCAGCCTCTGCTGGTTTTTTGGCTTCGGCTGCTTTGGCATCAATGGCAGCTTTGGCTTTTTTATCTTCTTCTGCTTTCTTAGCCACATCTTCTGGAGGGTTGATTCTAGTTGCGGTGCTGGTTATTTTTTGAACATCGGGCAACTTGATATCAGCAAACATGGCACCAAACGTGTCTGCTATGCTCTTTTTGGGTTTTGTTTGATCTTGTGTTTTGGCTTCGGTGGAATCAATTGATTTTCCAGCTTCAGATGTTGCTACAGTATTGCTTATTGTTTTAACTGATTCTTCTCTGGCCTTTGCTTCAGCTTCTGCACCCTGAGTTATACCAATTAATTTAAATTCAGCTTCTTTAAACTTGGCCGCTATCTCTGCATCGCTGACACTGGTGGTCAATTTAAGTGATTCTTCTCTAGCCTTTGCTTCAGCTTCTGCACCTTGTGTCAACCCAATTAATCTAAATTCAGCTTCTTTTTGTAAACTTTCCTGCGATGCTAGTCCATTGTTTTTGGTAATTTCTGCCAGTCTGTTTGAAACTTCAGTTTGCATTTCTGCTTGAGTTGCTTGAACTTTTGATTGAAATACTCGTTGTTCGTCAGCACGACTCAGCACCTGTTGTTCTTCTTGTGCAGCAGTTATTTTGTCAGCAGAAGCATTTTGTATTATCCCAAGAGCTTTGTGTTCAGCTTCTTCAGCCTCAGTCATTTTGCGACCTTCCAATTCAGCTTTTTCTTCTATGGCATCTCGTGCTTTTGATGCTGCTATGTTGGCTGCAAGGGCAGATGCTTCTTCTTCCTTGAGACTTGCTTGTTTTTTTGCACTGTCTTCTGCACTGAGATTAGCAAACTCTCCATACATTTTCTTTTGATTATCAGTCAAGCCAATGGTGGCCATGGCACTGAACACTGATTGTGCAACCACTGATGCTTTTTTAGTTTCTTCTTGCTTGACAACTTCGGCTATTTCTGATTTTTTAGAATCAAGAGTTTTGAATTTGCCTTCTTCTGCTTGCTTCACAACTTCAGCAACTTCTGATTTTTTAGAATTAACTAGTTTAGTTGCACCTTCTTTTTCAAGTTGATCAATGGCTGTCATTCGAGCTTCTTGATCTTTAAGGTTGTTAGTGGCTCGCACAACACCAAATTTTGCAACTTTTAACTCTTGTTGCTCCTTCTCTGATAATTCTCTTTGGCTGGCAGTTTGCTCTAATGCAGCAACTTGTGATTGCCTATCAGCAAGTCGAGCTTTGATCGATTCTCCAGTTTTTACAGCTGCTTCACGTTCAGCATCTGCTTTGAAATCATTTCCGTCTGTGATCCATTTTTTCCATTTGTTCACAGCTTTGTCATCAACTGCATCAGCACCTGCACTGGTGGCTGCGCTGGCGCCAGGACTTGTTGCAGAACTCACTGTGGTGTTCACCATCTTGCCCATGGCGGCCATGTCAACTCCGCCGCCACTTTTATCTTTTGTCAATGCTTCAGTTGCTTTGCTCAAGCCGTCCAGCTTGACATTCTGCATCAAAGTTTGCATCTTGTCATCTGGGATCACATGCTCTTTGCCTGCTTCACCAATGATAGCAAGTTCAGGTCCGGTAGTTGTTGTGCCTTCTGCACGTTTCTTAACATCAAGTCCGTCTAGTTTTTCATTTGCTAAAGTAAGTCCTGCTAAAACAGCATTGGTGCCTGTGCCTGCAAGCTCGCCTGCAGCTCGGCCAATGTCGCCTAAAGCAAATCCAGTATTAGGCTGCTTGGTTTTAATGGCTTCGTCTTTGGTTTTAGCTGTGCTGTCTTGGCTTGCGTCAACTCCCTGTTTAACAACTTTTGACAAGGCTTCGCCGGACCCTTCTTTTACTTGTCCACCACCTTCTGCAGCTGTTCTGTTTCTTATCACTTGTGCAGGTATTACTTTTTCTGCAATTTGATTTATTGCTGGTCCAACTTTTTCGTTTAGAGGTTTTACCACGCTGTTCATGAAAGCACTTTCAACATCCCCAGCTGCACGGCCAACTTTTAACAATGCATCTGTACTTTCACTGCCAGCTTTTTTTGTACCATCGGCGTTTTCGTTATTTTGTTCGCGTTTTATTTGTGCCAATGCTTCTTCATGAACTTTTGCAGCTTTTTGTTGTTCTGACAAGCCAGCCAACAAGCCGTCTTTTTCCATCTTGGCTCTAACAGCTTGCTCTGCTTTGTACATGCCAGATGTAGCAGTCATGCTTTCTTTCATGGACTTGCCAGCATCGGTGTTGCTGGAATAAATTGCAAGATTCAGTTTGTTAACATCATTCTGATTCTTCATTGACTCCACTGCGGCTTGTTTACTGTATTCACCTGCAGCTTTTGCGTCACCCGCAGCGGTGGCTTTGGCTTGAGCCATGGTCATTTGTGCTTCACGACCAGATATTGCCACTTGATTTGCAGCTTCTTGACTTTGAACTGTGCCTGTGGCAAACACTTCTTTGAACATTTGTCCTTGTCCGCGAAGTTGTGCTTCATTGTATTGCGTCATGAAACCACTACGAATTGCAGCTGCTTCTTCCTCACTCTTGCCCATGGTCAGCACACGAAGTTTAGCTTCAACTTGCATGTCCGCTTGAGCTTTCTTCATGTTTTCTTCTTGCTCTTTGCGACTAACTCCCGTTAGTTTGGCCATGCTATCCATCTCAGTTGCCAGTTTAACAGCTGATTCTATGGCTTTTTTACGTTGCTGTTCGTTGTCCATGTTAATGCTTTGTTGCATGCCCACTTGCAATGCCAACACTTCATTAATGTCTTTACTTGACATGCCCAGGCGAAGCAAATTATCATTTACGCCACTGTCTGCCATTTCTTTGCTGAGTTTAGCAAAGTTTTCTGCGCCTTTGGCAGCATTGCCACCAAGGCCGCTGAAGTTTCCTGAATTCTTTTTAATTACATCTGCAAACTCGTCCAGTGTTAATCTAGACCCAGATGCGGCCGCGCTCATGCCTACAATGTCATTGCCAAAACTTGCGCCAGTGTCGCTGAGTTTTCTCCAAGTTCCAAGACTTGGTTCAATTACACTTTGTAGTTTACCATATGCAGTACTGATGCCCGATACCGCAGAACCGCCTAATTTTAAAGCATCTGCTAGAGGATTAAATTCTTTTGAGGCTTTGCTCATTGCCTCTCCAAATGCACCAGATCCTCCACCTCCTCCACCTTGGTTTCCACCGCCAGAATTACCAGCACCGCCATTTTTTAATCGTTGTGCTAATTTGTCTAACGTGTCGTCGCTTAGGTCAACTTTATCGGCCATAAAAAAATCCTAGAAATATAGTATATTTATAGGATTTGAAAAGTAGGTAGTTAATGTTATTTGTAGATTGAATTAGCTGCTCTTGGTATGCTGGGTATTTTTTTAACTTCTGGATCGTTAGGATGCAACGATATGTAATTTTGTACACTTGTTTTCATAAAAGAAAAATCATCCAGTTTGCCGTCAGGACCCACAATATTAGTACCGTTGATTATAACAGCATCTTTGCCAGCATTGGGTTTGTTTATTTTTCCAAAGTCAGTGACTTTTTCATCTTCTTCAGCAGCTTTGGGATTGACTTCTTTCTTCTTAGCAGCCATAGCATCAGCATATCCCATGCCAGGATTGCCGCCACTGTCTATGTACTTGTTCAGAATAGGAATCTCACTAAGCACGTATTTTCTCAACAGACTCCATGATTCGTATGGAATAGTACCAGCCAATATCAAAGGTGTCAAAAGATTATTAAACATCCAAGTTTCAAATGCATGGCTGCGTAAAAATTGTTGCAGTGCGGTGAACACAGCAGCTTGCAATCCAATGCCCACCACAGCAGCCACACCTCCGGTAAAAAATCCAGCACCCAGAGTGAGAACTCCAAATATCAGTTTGGCTATAAATCTAACAATTGTCATATTGGCCAGTATGTCCACCAACCAGGGTGCAAAGAATTGTACCTGTGCCAGTCCCAAGAATGCCTTTTGATAATCAGCAAATTGCTGTTTATTGAGTTCACCTTTGAGATACCTCTGTTCCAACACATACAATCTGTATTTGGTTTCAGCAACTATTTCAAAAGCCTGCAACATTTTTAAGATTGCAGCCCAATTGCCTAAGGATTTGACCGCTTCAGCTTTACTGGCTTTTCTAGCAGCCACACCGGCAGGCGTCTTGTCTTTGCCAAAACTTTCCCACGCCATGGTGGCGGTGCCTATTCCTGCCAGTGTACCGCCCACAGCAACACCTGTTGCAGCAGACCGCCCAGCAGCAGTAGCAGCTGTGTCAGTTTTTTCGTCGCCCTTGCCCCAGTTGAACGGATTTAGATCTTTCAATGCAAATTCGTTCAAGGGCTGTGGAGTAATGATTTCATAGACTTTCATAATAGATATTTACCATTTATATGTGTTCAAATAAAAATACCCCAAAAAGTACGCATATAAATACAAGACAAACGGAGTAATAACATGGCCAATAATCCATTACAGAAATATTTTAGACAACCAAAAGTTTTTATCAAATTGCCATCTGGTGGTATTTTTAGCAAGCCAGGCACAATTCAAGGCGATTTAACACACATGCCAGTGTACGGTATGACTGGCATGGATGAAATCATAATTAAAACGCCTGATGCATTGCTGTCAGGAGAAAGCACAGCCAATGTGATTGCCAGTTGTTGCCCTAATGTCAAAAATCCCTGGGAGCTGTCTAACATTGACATCACTATCATTTTGGCTGCAATTAGAATTGCCACTTATGGCAACGAAATGGCAGTTAGTCATACCTGTGGAAATTGTGCCACTGAAAATGATTATGATTTGGATCTAAGTCGTGTTATCGAGCACTACATGAACTGTGTTTATGATAATAAAATTGTGCTGGACAATCTCACTATTCAGTTGACTCCGTTGACTTACAAACAAAGCACAGAATTCAATTTAATCAACTTTCAATTGCAACAAAAAATTGCACAGACTGAAATCATGACAGATGATGAACAAAAACAAAAACTGGTAACAGAATTGTTTAAAGAATTGGCAAAAGTCCAAAACGACATATACAAATACACCATTGAAAGTGTCAGCACTGTGGATCAAGTAGTGACTGAACGCTCTTGGATCATGGAGTGGTTGGAAAATGCTGACCGCACAGTGTTTGAAGCCATCAAGCAACAGAATTACAAAAACAATGACACATGGGCCATGCCAAAGTTTCCTGTAAAATGTGAAGCATGTGCTACCGAAACCAAACTCACAGTGGAACTTGATCAATCAAATTTTTTCGTAAAAGCCTAATTAACCTCTCTCCTCAAGAAATTGAACAGAAATTAATTAGGCTCGACGGCCAAATCAAAGAGTTCAAACAAGAACTTTTTAGAATCTCGTGGTACATGCGTGGTGGTGTCACAGTGGACGAACTTCTACAACTGTATAGT